TTATAAAGAGAATAATGATTACTACACACCAGAGTGGATATTTGATGCATTGGGCGAAACATACGATTTAGACGTGTGCGCCCCAACGGGCGGGGTGCCCTGGCTACCAGCTAAGAATCACTATGACTTAGAAGCCGATGGCCTAGTACAACCCTGGCATGGGTTTGTTTGGTGTAATCCTCCATATAGCAAGCCAACACCGTTTATAGATAAGTTTTTGGCGCATGGATATGGCATTATGCTGGTACAAGTATCTAAATCCAATGCGTTTGTGAAGCTATGGAATGAAGCGCACGGTATAGCGTTGCTGCCGCCTAAATTGAAGTTTGTACACAAGACCGAAGGCCTAAAAGGTATATTCATGAGTTGTGTTCTTGTAGGTATGAGCGATAGAGCGTTAGCAGCTATGAAGAGAGCCAACTTTACTCGGGTGCGCTAATGAAGTTATTAGATTTATATTGCGGTGTAGGAGGTGCTAGCGCTGGTTATGCCGCAGCAGGATTTGAAGTGCACGGCGTGGACCTAAAACATGGCAAACGCTACCCATATACATATCTAAGAGCTGATGTTTTGGATGTACTACGAGATGATAACTTTATCCAGCAGTTCGACGTAATACATGCTAGCCCACCGTGTCAAACGCACAGCATTACCCAGCATTTACGCAATGCGCAAGGTAATACCACCAACAAGGTTGATTTAATCCCACAAACGAGGGCAGCATTAATTGCTAGTGGTAAGCCATACATAATTGAGAACGTGCCTGGTAGCCCGCTTATAAATCCTGTGCAATTGTGCGGTTCTTCATTTAACCTTAAAGTGCGTAGACATAGATTATTCGAGAGCAATATGCCTATAAGGGGCACTGGTTGCAATCACAAGGCCCAAGGGCGGCCTATTGGGGTGTATGGATCACTTAATGATCAGATACCTAATGGTGGTAGAACTGCCGTTAATATTACCGAAGCCCGCCAGGCTATGGGTATTGATTGGGCTATCTGGACCGAACTTGTAGAGGCTATTCCACCTGTATATACCGATTACTTGGGGGCACAAATTGTTAGCTGGTTATGATCAGACGTGGATTGATACAGATGATTTGCGTATTATTCCTTACCTCGCCACGCCGTGTGACCTGCGGTTATGCTGAGAGCCCTTGCATGCTAATGCTACGCTCTAGATCGCATTCGCCCTCAAGGCGAAAAGGCGAGCCCCGTAGGGGAAGGCTCGCATGGTGCACGCTAGTTGGGTGCGCTGTATTTGTAGGCCAAATGTTAAGCCTTGAAAGAGCTGATTCCGCTGTTACTTACAAGACTAATCATTACAGGCAGTGGGCATTCATTCAGTTAAATAATTTAGAAGAGTTCTACTGTTTAGACACGTTGTACTTCCATGAATCTAGGTGGAACCCTGATGCTCGTAACGGTTCACATTATGGAATACCACAAGGCAGGTCTAAGTACTTGGCTACCGTAGACGGATTTAAACAGGTTGAATGGGGTATTAAATATAACTACAACAGATATGGCTCTATGTGTAACGCACTTAATCATTGGAAACTAAAGGGCTGGCACTAGTGGTTAACAAGAAGGCTAAACACCAGCGTGCAATGGGTAGCCAGCAGTGGAAGAAGCTAAGACTTATGGTGCTCGACAGGGATGGCAGGATCTGTTATGCGTGCGGAAGTGAGGCCAATGAGGTAGACCATATATGGCCACGCTCTAAGGGCGGTGATATGTTCGACCCACTGAATTGTGCAGCCATTTGCCGTGCGTGCAACCTCGCCAAAGGGGACCGTTTTTTTAGCCCTACGCCGACCCCCCCTGTCTTTCAAGGCTCATCTCTCCCTAGTACGGTAAGTTCGGTCCCAGATTCACCTTTTATCCGACCAGAAGGGCTGCGAAGTGACGAGTAAAGATGCAGAAGTTATCCCAATCAAACGGGGGCTAGCGTTGGTTGGTAGTACGCAACCTAGAATCCACACGCCATTATTAAAGACCGCAAGCAAGGCGCAGGAGGTAGCGGACTTAGCTGAGAAGATAAACCTTCCGCTTATCCCCTGGCAGCGCTGGGTACTCGATGATTTACTATCTGTAGACGCTAGCGGGACATTCTTGAAGAAATCGGCCCTCGTTCTAGTAGCTCGTCAGAATGGTAAGACTCATCTAGCCCGCATGCTCATATTAAGCCATTTATTCCTGTGGGGCTCTAAGAACGTACTTGGTATGTCCTCTAATAGAAATATGGCCCTGGATACCTTTAGGCAAGTCGCTTATACGATAGAAGATAACGAGTTTCTATCTAAACAGGTACGCCAGATCAGATTGGCTAACGGCCAGGAGTCTATTGCACTATTAAACGGCGCTCGCTACGAGATCGCTGCAGCTACGAGAGATGCGCCCCGTGGAAAGACCGCTGACTTCCTTTATCTTGACGAACTTCGAGAATGGTCTGAGGAAGCGTTTACCGCAGCATTGCCTGTTACCCGTGCAAGACCTAATGCCATGACTTTAATGACAAGTAATGCGGGCGACGGATTCAGCAGCGTATTAAATGATCTTAAAGAACGCTGTATGTCATACCCGCCGTCTAATTTAGGCTATTACGAGTACAGCGCACCACAGCATTGTAAGATACATGACCGTAAAGCCTGGACTATGGCCAATCCCGCCCTGGGCCATTTGATAACGGAGCAGACGCTAGAAGAATCAGTTAATACTAATAGCGTGGAAGCCACCCGCACCGAGATGCTTTGCCAGTGGGTAGATAGCGCTGTCAGCCCCTGGGTATATGGCTCAATTGAGGCTTGTAGCGATAGTAGTTTAGAAATACCTGTAGGCCCTGCAACAATAATGGCATTTGATATTGCACCGACTAGAAGATCGGGCGCTTTAATAATGGGGCAAATGAAAGAGGGCAAGATAGCAGTTGGCCTAGCACAATTATGGAGTAGCGAAGTAGCTGTGGATGAGACAAGGATGGCGAGTGATATAAATGAGTGGGCCCGCAAGTACCATCCGACAATAATCTGCTATGACAAGTACGCCACGCAAACTTTGGCAACTAAATTAGAGCAAAGCGGTTGGAAAATGCAAGATGTATCAGGCCAGGCGTTTTACCAGGCATGTTCGGATCTATCTGATGCTTTAGCAAACGGAAGGCTGGTGCACTCAGGCCAGGCAGACTTAGTACAGCACTTAAATAATTGCGCAGCTAAGACAAACGACGCTGGCTGGAGAATCATTCGTAGAAAAAGCGCTGGCGATGTCACAGCAGCTATTAGTCTTGCAATGGTGGCGACAGAATTAACCAAGCCACAAAGAACCGCCCAAATCATTGTCTAACTTGCACTAATTGTCCGTTTTAGGTATATTGTGTTGATATGGGTCTATTGTCTGCTTTGGGTATAAATAAAAAAACTGAATCTGTCCAAGCGCAATACGCCCCTGCCATTATGGACACGGCCTACGGGTACGGTTCGTTTACAACTGGTGTCGGTAATTTCCCTGGCGGTTTAGATCGCAACTTCGCCATGCAGGTTCCAGCGGTTAGCCGTTGCAGAAACTTAATAGCTGGTGTAGTTTCTTATCTGCCGCTTAAACTTTACAAGAAGTCAAGTGGTGAGGTACTGGGGAGTCCTCTGTGGTTAGAACAACCAGACTATCGGCAGCCACGATCCGTCACTATTAGTTGGACTGTCGATAGCCTCCTATTCTACGGAACCGCATTTTGGCGTGTCACAGAATTGTATGCCGATGACCTAAGACCATCTCGTTTTGAGTGGATTGCTAATAACAGAGTTACCTTTACAACTAATAAATTTGGCACTGAGGTCAGCGAATACTTTATTGATGGTGAAAGAGCACCTATGTCGGGTATTGGCTCTCTTATTACATTCCAGGGCCTGACGCAAGGCGTATTACAAACCGCAGCTCGCACTATCCAAAGCGCATTAGATATTGAAAAGGCTGCAGCCGTATCTGCACAAACTCCCGTGCCTTCTGGCTATATTAAGAATACAGGAGCAGATTTACCAGAGCAACAAGTATCTGGATTACTAGCTCAATGGAAACAAAGCAGACTAAATAGATCGACCGCAT